CAATTTTCGTCGTGAATCTGCGTTAAAGATGGCTTTAGTTATTACACCACTAACTCAAGTCGTGCAACTTGTTTCACCGCAAGCTCAAGTCGCCGTAGTAGCATTTCAGGCGGCCAGGGTGGGATGGCAGTTATGGCAGCATTTCAATAGGCACAAAAGGTTGGCTAACGCCTATGTTTCTTCAACTACGAATGCAGTAGATGATGTGATTGCTTTAGTATCCGACAGCAATATCGTAACCATCGATGATGTTACTGAACAAGCGCCCCAAGCAGTCGATGTGTTGGACACTACAGTAGCCACAAGACGGAAGTTGAAGAAACGTAGTAAAGCTCCCTTTCGTGCATACTTAGTTAAAATTGGCAAAGCTAAGTTTGGGTTGATTAAGCGTAGTGAGGCGAATTTCATGTGTGTGCGAAAATTTTTATATGACGCTTGTGTTGAACACGGGGTTCTAGCTCGACACATAGTGGAGAATGTAGATTTCGCTGCAGAGATGGTATTTGTCCCTCTTGCTTATGAACTTGAACGGCTTGCCATAAGACATACCCAACCTGTTGTGGATCACAAGATCGTCGCTGATCTCCTCGGCGACGACCGAGGTGATCATTGATGGGGCCCAGAGAAACGGGTTGGGGTGAACACCACATGTGGTGATTACCCCGGCATCCAGCCCGTAAAATCAGGGATGCCCAAAGCTCGCAAATACTTAACAATGAGTCGGTATATTTGCGACGATGTGGTGCAGACTCATAACAATTCCCTCACCAACTTAATTCGAGGAGTGGGTGAGAGAGTTTTGTTTACTGATCGGAAATTGACCAAATGTATACCGTGCAAATCTGGTATTTTCGATCAGAGATGTGGCGTCTATTCTCGAACACTAGCTGCTGACATTGGACGACAATCCCCTGTGACGCGACAACAATTTGTCGGGTTCTACAAGGGACGGCGTCGTACAATTTATCAACAGGCTTGTGACGGGCTAGCACTCGCGCCAGTCCGACCCCGAGACGCCACTGTTAGTACATTCGTCAAGGCGGAGAAGAGCAATTTTACTATCAAGCCAGACCCTGCCCCGCGTGTGATACAACCACGTCACCCGCGGTTCAATGTTGAGCTTGGACGGTATTTGCTACCGCTTGAGCATAAGGTGTATGATGCTATAGACAGGTTATTTAAAACGCCCGTCATTATGAGCAAATACAATGCATTTGAACAGGCAAAAATATTAAAGGAGAAATGGGACATGTTCAAAGAGCCTGTATGTATAGGGTTTGACGCAAGTCGATTTGACCAACATGTGTCACCTGAAGCATTACAGTTTGAACACGATTTCTATCAGATGGTATTTGGACAGGATAAATTCCTCAAGCAACTTTGCAACTGGCAGATCAACAACAGGGGATTTGCCAGAGCACCCGATGGGTATTTTACATATAAACGTAAAGGATCTCGTATGTCAGGTGATATGAATACTTCATTGGGAAATAAGTTTTTGATGTGTTTAATGGCCAAATCTTATGTTGATCGGCATCGTTTCAAAATTGAATTTGTGAACAATGGCGATGATTGTCTTATCATCTTGGAGAACAAAAACTCAACCAAATTGTTAGATATAGCGAACTATTTCTCTCCATTTGGATTTAAGATTGTGGCTGAGAAGCCGGTACGTCAATTTGAACACATCGAGTTCTGCCAGTGCAAGCCTGTTGAATCCAACGGGCTTTATCGCATGGTACGCAATGTCAAAACTTGTTTGGTGAAAGATGTGACGGCATTGGCTATTGGACATGATCTTGTGCAGTATCGAGCATGGCTAGCAGATGTTTCTGCTTGTGGATTGGCATTTTGTGCTGATGTTCCTGTGATGGGAGCGTTTTACCGCATGTTGCAAAGGTTTGGACAACCTGGTAACTATAATGGAAAGGACGCAATGTTTAGCGCCTACCGCACCCTCAGCAAAAATGCCAAGTCTCAATTTGAAACGCCTGATAGTCGTGGCAGATACTCCTTTTGGCTCCAGACAGGCATTCATCCTGATGCCCAAATGCAATTAGAAAAATATTTTGATAACGGCATCTGGGGCGGCGATAAACGCCAATTTATCAGCAACTTACACACTATATTAAAATGACGAAAGCTAACCGTAGAACTAGTTCTGCTTCAGCGAAAAACGGAGAAAATTTTCTTAACCAACGTCGTAGGAATCCGCCTCGTGTATCTGTCCGAGGTAACATCGCAAATGCCACCCACATACAAGGAACTGAGTTACTTAATACCATTACCACCAATAGTAGTGGGGCTGCTGTGGCTGTTGTACCGCTCATTGCTGGCTCACCAGTTGGGCTTTCAACAGGATACACCCCATTGCAAAGTGTCGCTAAAATTTATAACCAGTTTCTTTTCAAAACAAGCCACGTCCAATACATCCCTTCAGTCGGCATGACCACACCTGGTAATGTCACTATAGCGTTCATCAATAATTCGGAGTCTATGTTTTATTTACTGGAACCGTCTCGTACTATTTCTGAAATTGGTGCTATTGTGCTCGGACAAGCTAATGCTGTAACCCACCCAATTTGGCATGAGTTTAGCTATCCGATGAACTTGCCCGCCCGACGTAAGAGGTTTGATGTTAATGGCACCAGCACCATTCTTGATGTGAACACTATTGAACGAGACTGTCAGGGAGTATTTGTCATTTACGTATCTGGTGCACCTGGTGTTACTGATGTGGCAGTACCAAGACGTATTTCTTCAATGTTGTTAGAGGGATTATCTTCATTTATTCCTTAGGCAGGAATAGTTTAAGTTAGGGGTTGAATTCGAACAGATGGTGACTGAATGGCTTTGTGGTTAGGGGACTAACGCGCGGCTTTGGCGAGCCCACTTGCATGTTGTACAATACATGTGGCGCGTGAACCCACAAAGATAAAGAGATTGTCTGTCGAGCTTGTGGC